TGTATATCAGAAATAGTGTCAAGAGTTATCTTTAATAATAACTCCTGACTAATTTCACTCTTAGCTTTTTGTTGAATTGTCTCAAAACTAGGACTGTGTTCAAACTTTGAATAGTATTCTTTTACCATCTGAACAAATAATCTAAAGTATTTGTTTTCAAAATAAGTAGATTCCATCACCTCAATAATTGAGTGTGAAAAATCCTTATCAAGTATCATTTGATTAAGAAGTTGTAATTGGAAGGTCTCTCCCAAATAGTCAAAATTTTTGTCAGCCATATTATGTTTGTTTTTAGAATAAATATCAACGAGCCAGCTGATAACCCATGTATTCGTGTGTTAAATTTCTAGATGACAACACGTCAGTAAGACCAAAAAGGATACCTTTTAGGAACGGGCGTATGTCTACGGTGTATCTCACCTTAGGTGGATAAAGTTTAGCATCAAACGTATAATGACACATTGTCGTATCACCATTTTTGATATAGATGTTAAACGACTCAGGTCCATCAGTAAATGATGTGTTCAATACCTCAGGGTCTTCACTAATCTGATATTGATTGTCCAACATATAGTTTACAGTTTTCATCTTGAAATTTTCTTTCAATTCTGAAATGAAACCATCCATCAAATCAATCAACTCAGCCGAGTTGTGAGCCTTTGGGCTATACCCCTTAACGTTAAAAAAACGTTGTACGATAAAATTGTTGTTTACCGTCATCAAGAATTCCAGTTTGGTAATGTCTTGTTCTTTCATAATTTATGTTATTTTTTGTTTGTTTTTGTTTTTTCTTTTCTTGTTAACTTCATGAACGGTTGGATGAAGTATGTCCATGAGTCGTCACCCTTTGGTAGGTATTTAAATAACCCGTCTTGAACCATATACTTAATTAAGTTCTTGTAACTTCTACCTTCAATATCTAATTTTTCGGTAACAATTGATAGTATTTCTTCTTTGTCTTCATCACTCAATAAAGGATTAGATAAGTCAACAATCTGTTCATTAACTTGGAAAAATTCTTTTTCAAAAATACCTGATTTTGTTTTACCTGTTAAAAGATTCTTTAGAGCTTGATTGTCTTTATTCTCTTTTAATAAATTTTCAGCTCTTGTTAAAATATCGTTATAAGAAACTTCTGTTTCAAGTATTTGAGGAAAAAATTTAACTAAAGTTTTTTCACCCAAAAGATAGATGCCTTCAATATTATCTGATTTATCACCAATTAATATCTTCAATGTCTTTACGTTATAGTGTGGGTACTCAAAGTCGTCAAATTTAATCTTATCCCCCTGTTTAAACGTAGCTTTAACTGATGGTGAGTATATGGACACGTTTTCGGAAATAAGTTGTGTTAAGTCTCTGTCTGATGAAAAAATTAATTTATCTTCATTTTCAGATACTTGACAATAATAAGCAATTAAATCATCAGCTTCTCTTCCACTAATCTCTAATTGTCTTATATAGACTTCTTCCAAATATTGTTTGATACGATTTTTTTGTTTTAGATAGGACATAAAGATAGCATCCTCCATAACCAATCGTCGGTTTTGTTTGTATTTGGGATAAAGAATTCCACGTAAACTCGTGGAATCTTCACCATCCCATAATACTACTACTTTATCAAAGTTTTGTTCGTTAATGAATTTACGAAGTGTATTCATAAAATGATACAACGCTCCAATGTGTTCTCCATTGTGGAAGTAATCCTTCACACCATGAAACCCAATTTTCATTAGATTGTTTCCGTCAACAAGTAGTGTTTTTTTCACGAACTAAAATTAAAATTGTTCGTTTGTAAAAGTTTCTTCAGTCTCGTCAAGAGTTATTTCACCTGTTCCTGTAAGGATTGCGTTCCAATATTGTGAATACTCTTTCTTATATGTTTCAAGAGCATCTTTATCGTCAGCAATATATCCTTGAGCAGTTGCGATAATCTTACCATCTTTATACCCTAATCCATTGATATGGTTCTTTAGGACAGATATTTTTGTTCTGATAGCGTAAGATACCGTTCTACCATTTTTAGTGGCAGTAATGTGGTTAATACCAGCATTTTTCTGATTACCAAACAAGAATACAAGAGCCGATGCCAACCAAAGAGCTTCACCACCTTTTGCTTTAATTGTTGGTTGTCCAAATGGATTGTCAGGTAATTCAACCCAAGGTTGATTAACTACCACCATTGTGTTTGTGTATGGATAATCTTCCTTACGAGATTTGGTAATACGAGCCTGAATACCCATACCAATCTTATCAGCTAATACAGATGCGTTATGTTGTTTTCCACCCTTACCGTCAAATGTCATCTTACAAGGAACTGAACCAACTGAATCCCAAAGGAAACAAAGAGAATAAGGAATATTACCTTTTTCTTGTTCGTCTAATAGTTCGTTAATGTAATCTGTAACTTGTTCAATATAGTCAAAGTTATCATTAAAGATAAATTGACCATCCCATTCTCCGTCTACCATTTTAGCTTCAAGACCAAGTTCTACTGCATGGTCCCAGCTCCATTTTTTCTCGGTGATAATAAAAACAGGCAAATGCCCCTTCTTCTGTACAGACACAGCGGCTTTGACAAGCGCGGTCGTTTTTGAAGAGTTCGAGTGACCCAAGAACATGTTGATGTTACCCAAAGCAGGACCAGGTAAACCGCAACTATTATGGAAAGCTTCACCGACCTCATAAAAGTCTGTTTCTTTATATTTTGTCTTGGTTGAATATTTGTCTTTGATTGCATCTAATGAAAATTCTTTTTTCTTTATTGCCATAAATGTCTATGATTTAATTTGTTTGTTGTTTAAAAATAGCAAAGGTTGGACACTTTGTGTATGTTAGTGTCCAACCTTTTATAAATTAGAATGGTAAATCACCATCTGGTTCTGCTTCTGCCTGTGGGTCAACATATGAACCACCGATAGTACCTTCGTCAGATGAACTATCACCATAAACGTATTTACCTAAATCAGATGACCATCTTGGAGTTTCTCCACGAGCAATTGCTTCCAAATACTCAACAGGTTTCTTAGAGTAAACATCCATCCAAGTAAGTGGGTCTTCAGTCCAAGCCTTAGCAGTCTCAGCGTCTGTGTGAACAGGTGTTGGGTCATCATGCATAACAGTCTGAATAACTGTGTAAGTAGCACCTTTTGGTGTCTTTGCCTTTGTCAATTCTATGATAAGGTCACGACCATTAACAGGGTCAGTGATATCACCTTTAGCTTTCCAAATCGGAATGATTTTATCAAGAATACCTTCGTTCTTGTAGTTGTGTTTAAAACGCCAGAACTTAACTCCGTCCGCTTCGTTATCACGGTCAACCACTTTAACGATATAGAATTTACGTGGCTTATACGCCTTTGCAAGTTCTTTATCAGACTCTTTACCTGTTGACATTAATTCATCATGAATTTCAGTCAAAGGTGAACGCTCGTTATCGTTCTTTCCTGGGTCATAGATTTTATTCCATTTACCCTCAACTTGTACTTCGTGGTACCATACTTCTTTGAAGGGTGATGACCCATCAGGTGTAGGTAGAATACGAAGACGTTTCTGTCCTGAGTTCTCATTTTGCATCAAGATTGCTGCAAAATATTTTTTCATTCTGTCTTCTTGAGACATTTTGTTTGCAGAGTTACCTCCACTTTTCGCTTTTTCATACTGTGCGAGTACAGCATCTAGGGAATTTGTCGCCATTTTGTGTGTATAATTTATTAGTTAATATTCAAGTATAAGTGTGTCAGCCGTAATAGTCAAATTTGAAATTTAGAATTTCAAAGGTTTGTATTGTGTTTCTTCTCCGTAATTGTTAAAAGTTGTTTTAATTTCTGAAGGAGTAAAATCTTCAACTTCATCAGTTGTTAAAACATATTCATTTTTTCCTGACTTTTCAATATCTTCTTGTTTGTCAACAAAAAAGTCAGTCAATTTTTGATTGAATGGCCCTGAGTCTAAACTTCTTAGTTCAAGTTTTTCTTGTGGAGTTTTTTCTCTGTATTTTTCAATCTTAGCTTCGATATCATTTAATTTAGTAAAAATATTTTCCATATTACTTAACTTACTTTCTAAATCAGTTAATTGGTTAAATAAATTATTAAAATATTCTTCTTGTTTTGTTTCAATATTTTGTTGTGATTTTACTAAATCAGTAATTTCTAATTCTTCAGTTTCTGATGATTCATTTTCGTCATCAAGTTTTTCAACATCAGGGTCTGATGCCACATCAATAGGTTCTGCAGTTGGTGGTGTTGCCGCTCCCATACCAGCGTCAGGTGCCGGTGGTAAAGCTTCAGCATCAGGTGCCGGTGGTAAAGCCGCGTTAGGGTCACCTTCAGGTGCCGGTGGTAATCCCGTTTCTTGTTCGGTAATATAATTATTAATTTTATTATATCTTCTTAACTCTTCAATAATTGTTTCTGAAATTGCCATCTTAACCGTTCAGTAATTGTTTGAAACCTTGTGTTGTTTCTACGTTTATTTTTTTATTAGTATTAAGAGTATTGTTAACTCTTTCAATTAATCCATCCTTCATTCTGATTGTATAACAATCACCAGTATCTAAATCACACACTTCTTTAAAACCATTTCCTTTATCAGTTTCAGTAATTCGTGTACTCTTACCCAAGTATCTATCTAAAATTTGTTTAGTGTTCATAATATTATTTTATTATAAATATTCATCAATAATGAAATTACTCATTAATAGGAATAATACTTTGGTAAATATCAAATCCTTTTTTAATTTTACTTAACAGTTTTTGATAATTTTCTTTATTTGTTTGTGAATAGTCATTAAAAATTGTTGGAGTGTTAACTACTTTATTATATGGAAAATATTCAATCCAAAATTTAGAAAATTCAGTTGCAAAAATATCCTTGTCAGTTATATTATTTACTGTATTATTAATATTGTCAGGATACGCAGCAATCATAAATTCATATAAACTGTTTTCTCTTTCAAAAACTGCATATGTTTGTGTGTATTGACTAGAGTTATTAGTTAAACACATGAAATTTGAAGTGAGGTAATTTTTAAGTTCACCAGGATAATCGTAATCTAATGTTACCCCCGCAATATTATTACCAAAAAACTGTAAACGATGTGTAGTTTCATTTATAGATAATCCAGATTCAATCCAACAACTAATAAAAATACAAAGTCTAACCTTATCAGTTGTAGGTAATACTTTAATTGCCGAAACAATAACATCCGCACCTTCATTTTTATTAGTTTCTGAATATTTTGTATAATTAGAATAAGCTTCATCTTTATTACAATTTGGTGTATTAGACATTATTTTACCACCAATTATAGAATTAGTTATACTATTTTTTATTTGTACAGAATTATTAGGTATACCTGTAGTAGACCCTCCTTGATTTTTAAATGTACTACCTAAATTAGTTAATAATTGTTTTTTAATTGTTTGGAAAAGTGTGTCCACTTTTGGTAATGTTGCAATAGCTTGTCTCGTACCTGTAAATGATGTTGAAAATTCTTCTAATCCTATATTATGATTAACTTCAGTTATAAAATAAGAACCAGCGAATAATGGTATGTTTCTTAAAACAAAATACATTGATGGTTGAATCATAACATTACCCATTGCCTCTACGGATGCCGCATAACTTCTAGTTTTATAAATGTTGTATAAACTAACACTTTGTGTCGATGTTTGAATTCCCGCACTTGAGTTAGCTAAATTATACTCAGCCATTAGGGATTCACTTGTAGCCTTACCTAAATCCTGACTTACATTTATTTTTTTAAAAACTCCTTGATTTTGTAATTCAAAGTCAACCGCAAAACCAACTATTCTATTTTCTAAAGAAAAATTTCTTTTTTGAGATGCGTCAACTCCAACAGAATTTTCCGCACATATTGTAATATCTAAACCATCATCTTTATATCCATTAAGTTTGGATTTATTATCCGTTTGTTGTGAAGGTTTATCTACAAATATATTTAACATTTTTGGTTTTGAACTTTGATAATCAACAGTATCAAATGTTCCAAACAAATTATTTGCAAATTCATTTGGTTCAGTATTTTTTGAAGTTTCATCCTGTCCAGTTGGGGTTTGTCTTCCATAAAAATTAATGTATGACGGCATTAAAAAACTAACAAAATTATGGTCTTTGATTATTGAACCAACAACAGTAAAAACGTTAGCTTTAACATTCGCCCCTTTTAAATATGAATTTACTTTTGCAATATCAACAAATATATCACCAACATTTCTGTTTGCTCTGTCAACAAATAAGTAATCTTTAAATAGTGGAGCGTCAGAGTTTTCATCAATTTTTGTATAATCATTTCCAGCTATCCATTTATCATTAATTGCTTTAAACATGTCATATAATTCAACTTTACTCTGGAACCCTTCTAAAACCGAATCAATTTTTTCAGTATTCGTATTACCTCCACCTAATCTTTTTTGTAAAGATGTGATAAAATTTGTGAAAGTTTCTCCCGATAAGTTATCAGTAACACTTAAATAAGTGTCTATTTTATTTCTAAAAACATCAATATTCCCAGAATTACCCAAAATTGATGTTGTCCCATACATTTTAATTAAATTTCTAAATAATTTAATGTTATCAACTGTGAAACCTATATTAAAAACTCTAAAGAAATTAGTTAAATAATTTTCATTTGTCACTGAAGTATTTGTATCATATTCTAACCCATTAATTGTTGAAAACCCAACGTAAAGTTCCATAGTCTTCCATTCGTTTGGATAAAGAGACTTTGATTCATTATAAGTTAGACCAAAGTTAGTCGGTACTGAATTTGGAGTTGTTTCATAGTTTGGGATATTATATCTATTTACAATTGCCGGTGATGGATTTGATGAAAGTATGTTAAATAAATTTTTATCAAATCCCGTAGGATTTCCTCGTTTAATTAGTACATCATATTGTAATGAATTTGTTATTGTTGTATTAACATCATAACTTTGTGAAGTGGCAATACTTTTAACAATTTCGTTATAGTCAACACCAATAATATTTTCAGATTTTTCATTATAGAATGTTATTTTTTTAAGTATTGACTCAAAAGAATAAACACTTGAACTTCCCTGATTTGCAAATTTTAAAAATTCAATTTCAAAATTATTTAATTCTTCAGTATCAAAAACAGAAAATAATTCCTCAATATTTGAATAGACAAATTCACTAAATAACTCAAAACTTACCTGTTCTTGTTTATCAGGATAAACTTTTTTAAGATATTCATTATAACCAGATTTTCTAATTGGTGTTGTATTAAAATACCCATAGTTAGGTGCCCCCCAAAATAACCTTACCGAACCATTATGAACACTTGGGTTATTTGATAGTGATATTATATTATTTTTATTATTATCAAAACATTCTTTTTCAATTTGATTAGTTGTAGTACCAAAAGAAGGGCATATTGTATAAGACTCTTCACCTTCTGAATTACTAACTTTAATTAAAACAGTCCAAGTTTTTAAATTAATATTTGTTGATTGTATGTTTGATTGATTAGCATTAAATAAAATAATTTCTCTTTTATCAAGTGCAGTTTGTAATGCGTTTTGTATCTCTAATGAAGTAGTAACTGAGTTTGGGTTGTATAAATAAGAACCATTGTGTAAAAAATAAAAATCATTTATCAGTTTTGGATAAAATCCAATATGATAATTTATTGTTGATGTTTGAGTATTTTCTAATGTAATTGACGTTGTATTAAATGTTTCTGAAGATAAAACATACGTAGTTGATGCTAAATTATTAATCGGGTCAAAATTATTCAAATAATTAAAATTAGTCCAAATAGATGTAATATAATCAGTTCCATTATTTACATAATTTTTATATCGGTTCCAAATTGAACCTAATTTTAGAATCCAAAAATATGGTAACCTATGAACACCACCAAATTTTTTTAAACCTGCAAAAATAAAATCAGAATATGTATTTAAATTATTTTCAAATGACAAATATCTTTCTTTTAATGTTGATAAAGGTAAGCTGTTTAAGAAAAGATAAGACGCTTCTAAATAAGCACTACTTTGACCATTTAAAGTCGTGTTAATACCTTTTTGTATAGCATTAACAAAATAAGGTGTATTAAGAATCGAAGTTGTTTGTTTATTAGTTAAATTAGAGTCAATATAATTAATAAATCCTTCTGTCGGTAAAAATTCTGTAGGTTTTCTATTATTGTAAAAAGTTTGTAAATCAACAGGTGTTGTTATCTCATTAGACCTCCAATTATAATCAGTATATGGTCGTAGTTTGGTTTTATCACCATTAGTACCTACAACTGAAGATTTTTCAAAATTTGTAATTTTTTTAAAATATGTATTATAATAAATTGAAAGTTCCGTCGAATTAATGTTTTTAAACTTTGAATTATTTTGTCCAGCAGCTAAATTAACGTAATCCCAATTTGAATCAATATATGGATATGTATCAGTAAAACTAATATCATTATGGACATTAGAATTTAAATAATTTACCATGTATTTTTCTTTATCATTGGTTATTTGAATTGTTGGTAAATCTTCAAATAAAATTTTATTCGGATTTTCATTAACTTCTCTTTTCAAATAATCAGTTACAAAATACCCTTGTGAATAAATTGAATAATCCTGTTGTAAATTAACAAGTTCAGAAAAATAAGAATCTTTAGTAAAGTTCGATGTTTTAAAAAGAAAATTTAATCTTGGCGAATTTTCTCGATTACCCGAATTTAAGGCGTTAAACACATTCAGACTTTCTGTTTCTGCTAAGTAATTTAATATGTTTTGATTAGTAGAACTGTCATTATTTTTTTGAAATCCATTATATTGTGTTATAGTTTGAATTCTTTCCCAAACCTCATATAAAAATTTACTTTCAGCTAAATTACTATATGGTTCATTACTTGGTAAAGTATCAAACCCTGATATTAAAATTCGATTAATACCTTCGTTAGTTGGTATTGGTGGAACTGGTGGTGTTTCTCTTTGTAAATAACCTTTTAAAAACTCTTCAACAAACTCGACTTCAGGCCAAATAGTATAGTTATTACCTTTAGTTACTGATATAACTGAATTATCACCAGGATATTGTATTTCAAATTTTACTTGACCATCAATATTTTTTTCAACCACAAATTGTGGCCAAGGATATACAGGTGATAACTGTGAAGCGGAATCGTTTTTAGTTACTAATTTTTTTATTTCACTATTTCTAACATCAAACGCCTTTTTATGAACATCTTGCATTAATCTTAAAAAGGCTTCTGCCGATGCCATAATAACCGCAACGACATTTCTTATCGTTGGTGAAAATCCTAAACCACTTGTTGTTTGTATAAAACTAGATAATTCTTTAGTAAGTTTATCTTCAATTAATGTTTTTCTATCATTTAATATCTTATCTAACTCATATGTTAAATCTAAAAATCTACTTGTCCCATCAAATTGAAATAAAAATCCAATTTCACTTTCTTTAAAAAGATTTTTTAAATTATCAATTTGATTTACAATTGATGTAACTTGTTCTTGATTTACTGTTTCCACATTATTTCTTTGTTTATATGTTTCAACATAATCAATATTAGTATCATCAGTTCTTATATTTTCAATATCTATTGGGTTTTCAATTTTGTATTCACCTGAACCAAAAGTTGTATTGTTTTTTAAATTTTCATTATTTTTTGTAATAATTGATTGTAATTTAGAATATTGAGTATCAATATCATTGATTACAACTGTATCTAATTTTTGAAAATTTGATAACTTATAAGTGTAGATTTTATATCTTACATTATTAATTGGGTTTGAAATAAAGAAATTCGTTGTGTCTAAATTTAAATTAAACCACGAAGTAGTAAAATTATAAATTTCTCCACGATATTGTGTTAAATCTTGTGAGTATGTATCAATATCATTAAGTGGTGTTAGATTTGATTGACCAAACTTTGCTAAACTATAATTGATAAAATTATCTAACTTTGTTGATAACTGTTGTACCGTTAATTCGGGAAAATCTTTTGGAATTAATCCTAAGTTTTTGTAATCTGTGTAAACATCTCTAATCTTTTCATACCCAAGTTGTGTTATTTGTTGAGTATTAGTTTGTGTTTGATTTCCCGTATTTTCACCTTGAGGAACATTAGTTCTCTTGAGATACATCTGAGGAACTGCAAAAAGTTCCGCCATAGTAATATCAGTTAAAACATTAAATTTATATCCAATCATTACTAAACTAATATCAAAGTTACCTGTTGATGAGTTAAATGAAGATGTAAATTTTTGTAAAATTAATGGATATTGAACCGCTTTACCGTAGTAACCTTTAAGTGTTAGATAAAATGTCGGGTATGGTAAATTAAAAAACGCAGAATATGGTGAATTTTCACCACTTTCAAATAATGCTCTACCTTTAACATCCTCTAAATTTATTGTGATTGTTGGGATATAACTTAAACCTACTCGGTATGAAATTGTTTTTATTCCAAGAAGTTGATTAGCAATTTGGTTTTGATTAGCCGTTCTGTCTTGGATTGATGTCCATTCAGTAGTTAATGCTCCTGTCCCTGTAGGATTTAAGAAATTCATACTTGCTAATGAAACTGTTTTTACAGTGGTTTTGTCCGCACCTGAAATTAGTCTACTTCTTGGTTCAAGGTCACATTCTAAATTAGCGTAATAAATTAAGTTTTCTTGTTTTATATTCCTATCTTCAGCGTTACCATATTGGTTAGTAACCTTATTTGGGTTAATAACAAAAATGTTATCACATGTACTTGGAAAAACGTATATATTCTCACTCTCCATAATAATAGAAATATTCTTTCACCGATGTTTTATAATCTAACAAAGAACTCAATAAAGGGAATGGTATATTCAACACGGCGTTATCAGGAATATTTAATTCAGAACCACTGTATTGTGGATTTGACTGTAATATTAACCAACCATAAAACGGTGAGTTATAATATAACTGAGAAACTTTATCCAATCTTGATACACCTAATTTATAGATGTATTTCTTATCAGTAGTTTTTAATGGAATGTTAACAAAAGGAATATATGTAGTTGTTCCATCAACAGTAAAATTTTGGTATCTATTGTAATATTCGTTAGCCATCAGTCAAAAATTATTTTTCCGTTAAAGGTCGTTTTATCTAAATTAACATTCACATTCGAATACAAATTTTTCAAATTTTCGTTTTGTGTAGGAGTTGCACCTGCACTTGTATAAGAGAAATTTCTTGTTTTTCCAACAATACTTTGGTTTGAGACTTGTGGATTATAATTTTTATAACTTAAATAGTCAGGTGAATTAAAGAAAGTATCAACTTTATTTGTTTGAGCATTTTTTTCAATTGTAAAACTTGGGACTAATCCATTAATAGTTGTTTCAACAATACTTTTTGTTAACTGTATAGTGTCTGAAACTAAATTTAGAGTTAAATTATTAATTAAACTTTGTCTTGAGTTGTTGTCAATTATTTCATTACAAAAAAGAGTAAAAAATCTATTTAAATTACCTGTAATATTTTGACTTGATATAGGTATAAATGTTGTACTTGGAGTTGTCACGTCAATAATAATATCATTAGAATTCAATAATGTATAGTATGATTGAATATCAGATGCTAATTTAATATAGTCTGTTCTTATTGAAGTTAGTGTGTCACTTACTCCGTCAGGTAATCCTGTAAGAGTATAAACATAAGGACTACCAAGAGATGTAATTTTACCATCCGTTGATGAACATATTAAATCAAGTTTTCGATAATTTTGATATATACTAACTTGTGTATTAGAAACACTTTGTATTTGACTAGATATTTTAGAAATTATACTATTAACCTGATTTGATACTTGTGATATATAATTAGCTCTTACAGCTCTAATGTCTGATGTTGATACATTATTAATGATTAATGCTGAAATTAAAAAATCAGTTCCATTAGTAATTTCAGTACTCAGTTCATTTGCAACATTTAAAAGATAATTGTTGTAATTAAACATTTTACCAAGTATCTTAACGTTTGTAACTGGAGTATCTAAACTATTTAATGAACCAATTAAAAATTGTTTTTCAGAACTCACCTGTTTATAAACACCGTAATTTGTGGTTTGAATAATTTTTGTCACAAAACTTTCAATATTATTAAAATAGTTTTGAGTATAAACAACCGTATTATCAAATAAACCACCATATAATAATGTACCCGTTTCAACACCACCTGAAGTTTGTGAATTAGTAATATTTCCAGCTTGTGTACCCCCATTATTTGTTATTTGGGTATTAAGTTGGTTACTCATAGAAGGTGTTGAATTTGCAAATGCAGCATTTGCTTGACTAACATTACTTGATTGTTGATTACTTAAAATAAAAGACTCAACTTCCGTTTCGTCGGTAGCGTCAGCTCTTTCATCATATACTTCAGTATTTGCATAGAAATTAAAACTCAAAGCGTTTTGAAGTTTTTCAATTGGTTCTTTTAATCCATGACCACCAATCATTTTAAAACCAAGTTTAACACTAACGATTGTCGGTTGTACACCAATTCCTTCAGGATTAAAATCTAATTGTTCATAAGTAAAAGATAATGTATCGGGTACAATTTTACAATTATAAAAATCACCAACTCTTAAAATTAAAATTGGAGGTCTACCAAAATTAGTATTAAACGCATCTTTGTTTTTAACACCCCCTTGGTTATTAGTTGTTGTCGGTATAGTTCTACCTGGTCTTACACATTGATTTAAAAATGTGATTCTTGAGTTAAAACCTTCAGGTGTTATAGAATGGAATAACGGATTAAAAAATTTAATTCTTTGTTTAATACCATCATATAAAAATGGGTCAGAGTTTTTTATTGTTTCAAAATAATCTTGTTCATTTAAAAGTTCTCTAATAAGTCTTTTTGTAACATTTTTTAATTTACTCTGAAAATCAGCGACAGGTACTTGTTTTAATCCGATAGTATTATTATAACCCTCACTTACCGATTTAGCTACTCTCGTACCAAATGGTGTATACGGTTGTACTGTAATTTTACTAATAACCAAAGCACTACAGGCGACACGGATTACATTATATTCATCGGCAATATTATTACCATTACAATTATAAGTTTGACTACTATCTTTAGGTTTGTAATTATCAATAGTTCCAGAGTTAACATCAATTTTTAATCTTTTAGCTTCAACATAGTCTGAAATGTTTGTACCTTGGTACGTAAGTTGATTAAAATAATCAATAATACTTTGTTTTCTATCTTCACCTAAATTTTGTGATTCAGGCCCTGAAAAATTTCCAACACCAAAATTAGTTGCCTTTAAATCTATTTTAACTTCATTATCATTCACTAACGCATCTGCAATTTCTTGTGCCAATTCAATAAAGTTTTCATAATTTGGGGTTATTGTGTTTTCTAAAAAACTTTTAGAAGCGTCAACACCATCAAAAAATGCCGAATTTATATTTAGAACAACTTCATATTCATAAATGTCAGGATATGGTTGATTATAATTAGAGTCTCTTGGGTCTGAATCAAAATACAAAGCGTTACCAACATATGAACTTAAATTAGGTAATTCTTTTGGCCCTGAATTATCCTCTTGTGGTATTTGTGTTAAAGCGTCTACTTTATCACTTTCTGATGTATCCAAACTTTCCAAGACCTGTTGGTAAACTTCGTCAATAGTACCTAAACTTAATGAACTAAATTTCTGAGCCAATTCATATATATCATACCTCTTACATCCCGCAAAAAATGACTCAACTATTGATGTTACGGTTGAGTTAGATTGATTTTGTAATTCTTTATTAACAATTAAATTTAACACGGACGGATGGTCAACAATAATTTTAAAATTTAAACTACCCGACCTTTTAGTATTTTTATAAGTGTATATTGGTTCAGGTCTACCAATAAAATCTGTTTCATTAAATGATGGTGTAGAACTATCATCAAAAGTTAAATCATATGGTGGAAACCACATAACTCTACCACCATTAGGCCCTTTTTCAGCGGATGGAAGTTGATTATATTCAGGAGTATCTTTCCAAGCTAAGTTTTCTAAAGACAACATGTATTTCTTTACCTGTCCATTAATAACATTTGTTCCACCATTTTTAAAAGGTGTTATATTAAGATTGTAGGTACTATCTAAAACAGAATAAGTAAACCTTCTAATGTTACCATTAGTTTCTAAACCTGAGTCATTAGCAACTGTTTTTTGTAAATTAGCATATGTGTAATAAGGTTTATCTTTTGTAAAAATTCTACAATATTCTTGTCCTACCTCAGTACCTGAGTTATTAACATATTTTTTAACTTTTGAACCTTTGGTTAATATTTTATAACCATCTGAAAATACTTTAGACGCTTGGTTAATCGCATTTCCAACATGTCCTAATCTATCCGCTCCTTGTGCCGGTGTTGAGTTAATTAATCGTTGTGTAACGTCTAAAATAGAACCAGGTCTAAATGTATAGTTTGTAGATAAAACTTGATTATAAGAAGATGCCAGTGGTGCGAAATTTGGATTGTTACTTAATAATTGTCCACCTTGTCCAACATTTCTTCCAATCTCAGGTTTTGTAAATTCAGTAATCCAAACAAATCCACCATCAAAAGAAGGTTTTTGTTCGTAATTTAATCCAGCTAAACCGAATTGAAAATTTTGGTCACCTTCATATAATATACCAACTTTATCAGGCCCATATACAGGAGCTTGTGTTGGTATTCCAAAAGCGTCAATAGGTGAAGCGTTTGGTGGTGATACAATATTTGTAATATCTGTTTCTTGTCTACCAACATAAAGGTTTCCTATTGAAGTAAAATTATCAAATAAATTATTAATAAAATTACCTACCTGTGTAGATGTTATAGCGTAGTTAGGTTTAAACCTATTATAGTTAAGAGCATTAAATAAAACAGACTTAGTACCAGCTCCCGTGTTTTGTAAGAACTTAATTGACGGATTTGGTCTATTAATAATATTACCACCACCTAAATTACCTAAAGCTTGTAGTGGTCGTAATCTTAAAAGTTCAACATCTGAAAAATAACTTCCCTCAATAGGAGATGCGGGTAAATAAGTACCACTTAACTTTTGTATAAAAAACGCCGCGTAATCTAATAAACCATCAGGTTTTGTAATTGTATAATCTCTATAAATAAAAGGTTGTTGTCCTGTTGCTAATAATGTTGCATTAAATGGATTAGTAAGAGTGTCAAGATTAATCGCCCCAAGAGTATTTCTTTCAATTTCTCTAGCAATACGAGACTGAGTCGCCTCTCTTAAACTTTGAGCTGCTAATTGTTGTAAAAACGAGTCGTTTGCTAACGCTGCTTCACCAAATAATATTTCGTAAATAGTATAATCTCCCTGAACAAATATGATTGGGGCGGCTCTACCATCACCATAAACTTGTGAACCGGCAGATAACTTTCCAAGTATTAAATCCGATGTAACAAATAAATCTTCATAACCTTCGGGTGGTAAGTATCTATTAATAACTTCAACATTATTAATAAACTGTTCATTGTTCGACACTATTCTATCTGACTGTAAACTATATGGTTGTGAAGTACCTAAAGGGTTATTTTCAATACCCGTTCCACCAGGAAGGACTGTATTATCAACAATCAAAGCCCCATCAAAAAACTGACCTGCGGGACTATACAAATTCATTCTTGTACTATATGCTGGTTCAATATATAAATTTGAACTTACACTTTCAGAATCTGCTGGTGAATTGTCTTGTAATTTAATTGGATAGTTTTGTAATCCTTGTGGAGCAGTAAAATTACCCTGAACACTATACGGTGCTAAATTCCTTGCAACTAACGCTTTTCTAAATTGTTCCGAATTGTTGAATGATAAGAATTCTACAGCCATCTATACTTTTTTCTATAAATAGAATAGAAATAATTTTATGTTTATACAGTTAGACCATAATCAGAACCAACTACTCCAATTTTATCTCTTAATGTTCTTAAAGTATCGTCATTATTAAATGCCGATAGTATTGCGTTTTTAACTTGTAAATCATTTGAATTGGCATTTACATCTAATGTAATTTTAATTTCTTTAGGTGATGATTTAGTTTCAGGTGTTGTATTATTAGCAAAAACTTGTCCTGAGGCACCTATTGATTGAGCTAACATTTCTTGATTCACAGCCATTAATAAATCACCTTTGTCTAAAGAAAATTTACTACCATTTGCATTTACAACAACATCTTTTTCTTCAGGTAGGTTAGTTCCAGTTATGAAGTTTAAGACACTTTTTATTATCGGAAATTCCACTGCCGCAGTTGTTAATACATCACCAATTGCTTTAAGGTCTACGCCCACAGTAGTTAAAGTTTTATCTACTATTTCCATTTTACTTGCCACTGAACCTAAAGCAGCATTAAATGGGTTCTGTTCAATTTTTTCACCTAATTGTGTTGCAACATCAATATAATTTTCACCTATTCCCAAACCAATATCCGTAATAAGTTTTTTTATTGCCTCATCTGTCATTTGCAACTCACCTTTATTTAATTTAGTTAAAGTTTCATAAGTTGTTGTACCAAATTCTCTTTTATTTGATTTATCTAATGAAAATTTTGAAAAACCAACCTCATACGCCTTTATTTGTGCTTCAACCGCGGATTTCAAATAATCTTGACCTTCTTTGGTTATTGCATACTGAGTTTGTATTGTCGCATTTAAGGAAGCGTTTTGATTAACTAATGTTTCAGTATAGCTTAACTGTTGTTTAGCAACATCAACTAATTGTTTTTGTGGGTCGTCAAGATTTTGTTGTTTTTTAAGTTCATTTAAATAATCATATTGTCCATCTTTAAGCTCACTCAATCCTTTTTCCACTGTTTTACCAGATTCTGGGTCGGTAAATTTAACAGTATATTCACCTTTAGCTTTATTAAATTCCGCAAGATTTGCAACCAACATTTTATCTTCTTCAGTTGCGTTAGGCATTAAACCTGAAAAGTCAATTTCACTCATTTTCTTTTCAATTTTTGCAGACTCTAATGCCATTTTTTCAAATTCAGCTCTGTCAATACCTAAAGCAGTTGCGACTTCACCAAGTTGTCTTCTTGCTTCAGGCATAATTTGAAACTTACCTGTTTTTTCATCAAATTTTGTAAAGGTTTTGGATAATTCGGATAATTGGTTTTGTAACTCAGGTACATTATTTTGAGCTAAATCCATTAATTTTAATGGGTCAAGCAACGCACTTGAAGTTGCACCTAACCTTTGTAAAGTAGATGCAACGTCTATTGCAGACTCAGGTGAAAATAATTTGTCAGCAACCGCCATGGTTTGTGAAATATCAACTCTCATTGCTGCCGCTTTTGCCGCCATTTTAGCCATACCTTCAACACCAGTACCAAACCCGTACCTATTCATTTTGTCTAAATTATTAACAACCATTGCCGAAACTACTTGAGCATTGACACCCATACTATTTGCAGTATTGTAAACTGTTCTCATTTCTTCTTCAATATGGGTTGTCTCCATACCAGCGTTTCTAAAAGAAGTTTCTAATGTTTTTGCTGCAACTCCTGTAACTTGCGATACCGCAAATAACTTTTCAACATTTTCAGTACTTAAAACAATCGTTCTATTTGTTGCTTCAATGTATTCTTTTTGTAATCTATTGATGTCTTCTTGTTTACCACCCATTGCAGTTACTTCTGTAACTGCTCTACCTAGTTCTTGTTTTAAAAGCTGTGAATATTCCCTAGTAACACCCATACTTTTAACCAATGAACCCATATTTTGGTCCATTTTAGTTAGATATTCCGCAGAATTTTTAAAAGCAAATGCTTGAGATTTAGTTACTTCTAAAAAATCATTAGCAAGCTGGGTCAATCTAACATAACCAATTTGTTGACCTTGTAAATTATTAGGGTCTGTATTTCCGTCATTTGGATTGAACATAAAATGTTTTATTAATAAATAACTTAACTTTGATTTTTATTACTATTTAAATCAATCAACTTGTTAATTAAAAACTTTCTTTGGAAAGTAGGCATTTTTAAAAAGTCCGAATACGACATTGTTAATTGTCGTGACAGATAAATGTATTCGTCTAAAAGATATTCTAAATAATCAGAAGAAAGGTCGAAAAAACTCTGCCCCAAAGGTAATACGTGCAAGTACCTTTTTTCCAGATGGGGCTATAATTTCTTGTGTTAAATCTAATCCTGGTGAATTTTCTTGTAAAAATCTTGTAATGTACTTTGAATCCATAATTGGCATCCTTTCTATAAACTTAACAATTTCCCCCTTATCGGTATTCCCGTCTATTGATACTATTTGTTTTTGTAATCTCCAAGTTACAACTGGAACAGTCATGTTTTTTGGATAAGATAATTCTCTTTCGTTTAATTCTTTAATTTCACCAAAATTAAGAATTTTTAATTTTACATTTACGTTAGATTTTGGAAGAATTGTTTCAAAATAACCATTTTCATCAGGGTTAACTAATGGTTTAATAAAGTTAATTTCATCTAACACAATAGAAACTTCAAAAGGTTTTTGTGTTTCAGGGTCAATTAAATTTAATTTATACTCAGGTGTAAATGATGTATTTCTTAAAAACAATAAAATTGCTTGGATGTCGCCATCTAACATTTCTTCAATCTTCAAATCAGGTTCATAAACTTTATTTCTGATTAAATTATAAATTATTTGGTCTCCACCAACGTTACTAGCACTTGCTAAAATATTTTCATCAGCAGCAGTTAAAAAACCAACTTTAACCGACTTTTTTTTATTTTTATAAAATTTTCCCTGACTCGGTAATTGAATTACGTCGTGAGGTAAGTTGAAATTCATTTGATTTACACTATTATCTTCCATAGTTTTTGTTTAAAACATAGTTTAAAATTATCTTTATGTAAATAAAAAACCCACATTTCTGTGGGTTTTAATATAAAGTTTGTAGTAATATTAGTAAAGTAATACACAATAGTCGGGACGAAGAGTTAAAGTGATATCAGCCAATCCATCTTCAGAATATGATACACTACCAAAATCAACGTCAGTTAAAAAACATTGTATTAATGACCACTTTTCAATAACAACACCTGTTGGGTCTAACATTTCAAGTTCTACGTCTTTTTTGTAACCCGCGGCATATCCCATACGACCTGTAACTTCTTCAGCATGTAATCTTACCCACTCCATCATAGCCTGAGCTGCTGATGGCCCGATTGGGTCAAGAAGTTTAACCTGAATAGTGTTCCACTCATACATACCCGCAACATATCTTTTGGTATTCAAGAATGGAATATCATTTGATTTAATAGTAATTTTAGGTCGAGCCGCAGATTGAACAAACCACTCGTTTATTCCCAACGAATCAGGAAATCTCAAAATGAACCTGTTTTTCTTTTTGGGTTCATATGGAAAGGGCATTTTGGTTAACAAATCAGCCATATTATTTTGTTTTTAAATTTTCTTTTATTTTATTATAAATAGTCTCAATTAAATATTTTTCTATTTACTTTGAACTTTTTTTCAGTCAAACTTGCTATAAGTCCAGTTTATAAATATTAATATAATTTCTTTTCTCCTCCATGTGTTGATATTGTTTGAATAATATTTTCTGGGTCTTTTGATAATTCATCTTTAACTTTTTCCAAATTTCTTAAATCATCATCTGAAAAACCTATTTTAGGTATAAATCTATTACTAATATCATCTTTAAACATTATTGGTTTTTTTAATAAGTTTGCCAAATATTTTACATACTGTTGAAACTCTCTTAAAGCTTCAACCTTTCCTTTTTCAGGACTTTGGGCAGAACCGGCTCCAAATGTTACAGGATAATACTTATTCATATCCATATAAGCATTTATAAGTTCTTTGTCCGTCATATCTTCTTCACCTGCAAACTTTCTAAACTTTCTTAAATTTTTAACTAATTCTTTTTTAGATATCCCCTTAAAATTAGTTTCAATCATATTTTCAATCGCCCTACGTAAAGCCAATGGTGAATGTCCTCTTGCGGTAACTATTGAAAAGATTGAACCCCCATTAATCGCTTCAACAAAGTCGTCCCATGCTGGACCTTCTTTTGCCATCATTGCGTCAATAATGAACCTCTTATCCCCTTTGGTTCCAAAATTTCTGAACGGGTCGTCAGCAAATCCAACAACTGTTTTATTTTTATATTCAAAAGGTTCAACTCCAACTTTTACACGATATTCCGCAAAGTCTTCCGTTGACATACCAACTTCTTTATTATCTTCGGTACGAAGTATTATTTGTGTCGGCATTGTAAGAATATTATCATCCCAATCAAAAGCATAATATTTTAAATCGGGTGTGATTTCTTCATCAAATTCTTCTACTAAAAATATTTTCATATCTATAAATATTATGTAAAATAAAAACCCCCACTTTCGTGAGGGTTTTCAATTATTTTATCGTTGATTAAATATTTTCAAACGACGCTCCTGTTGGAGTGATTAAGAATTCAATATCTATGAATTCAAGAGCTTTAGTTGGTTTGATATAAATCTTACCTACTAATTGGTTAGCATCTAAGTCTTCAGGTGTGTTTTGAACAGTAACTCTGAAGTCATACAAACCTCTGTCTCTACGAATTGCATCTAAGATTGGGTTAACAGAATCTAAGAACTGTTGTCTTACCAAGTTATCGTTTTGTTCAAACAATAATCTTACAGCTACTGCTGAAATCAACTTACGAGCTTGTAACAACAATCTTCTTACGTTTATTCTGTCAAGAGCTGACTCTCTAATTTGAAGAGTTTTGTTACCCCAAATTACAGTTCCAACGTCGTTAAAAGTTGCGATTGGGTTAACTCTTCCCTTGTAAAGAGTGTCTCTATCTTCTTGAGTTAATCTCTTTCTTGCTCTAATAGCATTTACAATACCTCTTGTGTAACCCGCAGTTGCGAACCATGGGAAAGCTATATTGTCAGTTAACGCTAAGTTTCTTGTAACTTCAGCAGTTGCTGGTATATAGATTTGTGTATTGTTTACAGTATCACGAGTAAGAACCCATGGATAGTAAGTAGCAGTGTAGTTAGAGTCAATTCCTGTATTTTCTAAGTTGTCAACCGCTTCTTGTGGGTAAATTAAGTTATCCATTGAAGTTGATGGTTGGAACAAGTTAAAGTCAGGAGTTGTACAAATGTAGATTGAGTCCGCTCTATCGTTTTCAACAATGTCAATTGTTGCTGAAACTAAATCACTATTGTTAACATAATCAACACCAGGAGTTACAAGAACATTGATGTTTGTTATTTCAGGATTTGCAAACGACTGTACACCTAACAAGTATGCGTAATAGTCAGTATTTGCGTAATCAACCGTGTTATCACCAACTGTGATTTGTTTAAACGCTCCCCATCCTGTAGCATCTGTGTACGGTGCACAAGATAGTGCTCCTTGTTTGTATCCTGTGTTTCCTAAACGGAATCTGTCAGCATTTGTTCTATATTCTCTGTATATATCCCATCCGTCAAATCCTGCTTGAACAAGGAATGTAAACTTACGAGAGTATAAGAAGTAATATGGACTTGTTTGTGACGTAGGTTCTGAATTAAACGACCCAGCTCCAACTTCAAATGCCGTTTGACCACTGTTTTGGTAAGCATTTGCTATAACAATAGAAGTTGCTCCTGAATCCATGTGGAAACCTTTTGTAACATTTGGCCAATATACATGAGAAGGTGGTGTACAAGTTGACGAATTCGGATTTGGCATCCCTTTGTATTGGAAGAAATCAGGGTCATAACCTGGTGCATCCGATGAAAATGCTACCGCTGAAGAAATACCTAAATAAGTTCTTCTTATGTTATCACCAGCACTTGGTGTACTGTTAGAACCATTAGATGAATTTCCAAACGGTGGGTTATAAATAACTTCACCAGGATAATCATATTTTGTCTTGAAGATTTGGAATGGTGATTTAGCACCTGAGTATGTTCTTGTAACAAAACCTTCAAATCCACAAGGAAGAGCATCCACTGGAGCTTCCTGATTTACCTCAACAAAAATGTATTTTGACTGTACTGCGTATTCACCATCAGATGAACCAACTTTTTTAGCTACGTAACTATTTTCAGCAGGGTCCATACTACAGTTTGTAAACTTTTCTAAAACAACAGGATTTGAATCTGTGTCAAAGAAATCACGTACAATAAGGTCAAATGTACCATTGTTAAAGGATATATTCGCAATAGATACTTTAATTTCAGTATTAGCGTCATTACCATCAGCAATTGTATAAACTTTAAACAATCTATAAACTAAATTACCACGTAATTCTGAAACAACCCATGGAGATTCAGGTGTTTGGTATTGTTCAAGGTAATAAGCTATAGATGATGTATCATTATTTCTAGCTTCAGGTAAAGAAATTAAACTACAATTTAAACCACGAATATAACCTTTGTTATAACCGTAATTTAATAATGTTGGATAACGCTCTTCAACAAACAATGGAACTTCAGTTCTATCTTTAGCAAAGTTTTCAACACCAAATACTTTAGCAATATAGTTAGCGTTACCTGCATTAAACGAAGTTTCAAATTGGAATGCTGAATTTTCATAAGTTAAACCTGAAATTAAAAATGTACTAAATGGATTTTTAGTAACTCCTGAATAAGAACCTGTACAAATCATTTGAACATCCGAAGTACCTGTTACTTGATAATCAGGCCCGTCTTGTGTAGTTGAATAGTTTGTAATACCTCTTGAACGTAAAGTTGCAACAACCAAATCATTATAACCTGAATAAGTTAAACCTGAGAAGTTATAAATATTACCTGTTATAGAACCACTATAAGAACCTGATGCACCAGTTATTGTACTAATTCTACTAAAGAATGAATAACCATCGTAATTTTCACCCGTTGTCGGAGGTGTGAATGTCGCATAATACCATACATCATTAACTTCAGAACAATAATCAATACTTGACGCACTTATTGCATTAACTCCAAATACGTTTGTAGATGCCGAATATCCTGCCGCAATGTTTGCTGTAACTTGAGCTCCAGAAACCGCTCCAAAATAATAGATAGAAGATGCTGAAGTAGCATTAGAACTAATTACACCTGAAATTTGACTTTGGAGTTGTGCGTAAATTGTTGATGAACCTCCACTATATGTTGTATAAGGAGTTGTTGCATTTGCTATACCGGCAGGTAAACCTGTAATTGTTACTGTTGCAGTTGAGGCAGTTGTACCAACAAATGTTGCTGTAAATGTTGTTGGTGTACCTGTAAGAGCAACCGTATTACAATCAACATTTGCGACAGTTGTAATAGACCAAGATGGACCTGCGTCATAACCTGATAATCCTAAAATTCTTGTTACAAACAATTGGTTAGATTGTTGAAGGTATGATTTAGCGATATAAGCCGCTTCATACTTTGGGATTTGTGTGTTCACAAATTTTTCAGGAGTAGTACCGCCGAAATAGGTTTCAAACTCTCCATAACTTGTGATGAAGATTGGTTCAAAAGCCGGACCTTTTAAGGTTTCTCCAGCTATACCCAACGTGGTAATCCCAACACTTTGTGAAACAAAAGATAAATCTCTTTCTGATGTATATACACCAGGTGAGACGAAAACTTTGTTTGATGTTGCCATTTTTATTTTAAATGTTTTTAAAAATTTATTTTATTAATAAATATTGTGTTTTTAACCAAAAACTAATAGGTATAATAACTATTTATCTATTGGTAGGAATAAATTCTACCTTTTTTCTACCTTGAAAATTAAGAACATTAAAATATCCCCTGAGAGTCATGAAACCTTAAAAACCTATTGTAATAAACATGGCTATAAAATTCATAAGTTTTTAGAAAAACTAATTAAAGAAAATTGTGAAGAAAAAAAGGATATCTATGGTGAACATTAAAGAATTATTGATACAAGATTAATAATACTAATAACACTATTATTTGTTTTAACAACATTCAATGTTAACACATCCCCACTATTAATTTGAATATATCCTGTTGATAACGGTATTGTACTATTCCCGTAATATAAACCATTAATGTATATTTCATAAGAGGTAACATTTTTACTACCCTCAATTTTTATGTTTGCGGTATAATCAAACGTTTGAGTATATGCGGTAGTCCCAATAGGATAATTAGCATTAAATTCGTATTGGTCAGGATTAGGTGGGTTAACGTTTTTTCTTACTTTTTTCTTTCTGTTATCCATCTCAATTAAAATTAAACTTCTACTAACTGCAGGTTTAACTTGATATTCTTCTTCATCACTTAAGAAACCCTGTAAAGTAAAAGCGTAAGATTGTATGTAGTATCTTCTTTTTTCCACATCCATAATTGATTCATCTGAAATTTCATCTAAAGTTATTGGAATATAATGTCCTTTTATTTTAGTATAAGCTTGACGAGATGAAAATTTTTCAATAACAGTTTGATTGAATTTATTTAATTCTCTCATCCTATTACAAATAATTTTAACTGAATATTTTATATCAACAGGAACTGGCTGAGGTATTGTGTATATATCCATACCTTTTCTTTGACCATCCCACGTTGGTACCGCAGCGTAATAAAATTGTTTTCTATTAGGTATTGTATATTTTAAAGACGGTAATGTACCAAATTTCACTTCAGGTGTTCTTACTGTGGTAATAATCGGTGGTTCAACATTTTTATCAATGTTGTTAAAATCCCAAGTTTGTGTAAACTGAGACCAATTTTGAGTGGTCATTAAAATATCAACAACTTTTATTATTTTACCACTAACAACAGTTTTTAAATCATCTTTAACAAAATCCAAAAACCCCCTATCCAAATCTTCATGTAAAATAGACTTAGGCAAGTAAGTTCCATCCTTGTTAATATCTTCAAGAAGTTCTAATCTTCTCTCATAACCAATAGGTGGGTATGTAAGGGGTAAAGTTTTTTTAATTTTTGGTAATCCCATTATAATCCTCTAAATTCGTTTTCCATTACAGGTGATGCATTTATTGTTCTATAAAAAGGTTTGTATCCTGCGTATGTGTGTTTATTATCTGAAACAACACGTCCGTCATTATTAACCACGTAATATCTAACTCTACTTTCAGTTTCGTAATAACCAATATAATCACCATATTCAATATCAATTTCTAATTCATCTAAATGTTTTTGATAAACTGAAATCCTAGCGTTACCTGGTTCCATCTGATTAATCTTACTTGTCCCAAGAAATTTATTTTCAGGTGCTACAATTTGTAAAAACGCCTTAAACTCAACAGGTGGTAAAAATTTAACACCGTCAACGGAAGCCTCACCATACACATCATCAACATTTGTTTTCTGTTTGTCAACACGGTATAGTACAAGAGTGAAGTTCATATCACCTTCTAACCACTCTCTCCCCATACTAATATCTAAGTTATAATCTTCCGCTCCGAAAAATTTACCTAATCTTGTTATTGGAACTATTCTATTTGACATATTGATAAATATTTCTTTTTTGATTATTATTATAGTTGTATAGTTAATTAAAATAATTTGACAACTTC